GTATTTGCTACCCATCGTAAAAATTCCTGGTTGGCAACTGCATCAAATTCTTCCTTGGTGAATACGGAGTTGCCATAATAACCGCCCAAGTTTGCATCAATATCAAAAACGGAAGGATCATATTCCTGCTTGATGTTGTTGTATATTCTGTATTCCAATTCAAGAAGAACATCATCTCTGAAGTCACCATATGCTATGGTGATGCTACCATCATGCCCCTGTATCACTTCCTGTGGTTCCCTATAGGTATCGTCCACAAATTTCATGGGAGTGTATTTCTTGTACAGTCCAATGGAAGTTGGTGTTGGTGGTATGTGGCATGAAGCCGTTGACACATATTCTCTTATCTCAATAGTGTCTCCCTCTACCAAATCTATGGAGAGAGTCAAATAAGAAAATTCAGAACTGAATGAATAGTCTCTTTGGTTGAGCAATTGCAACCCATTTCTGTAAACGTAGACTGCACGCCTGCTTAGAGTTTTTAAATCAAACCCTTCATTTAGAGTAAATGTTCGTATCCCAGTGTCTTCCACGGTGTATTCTGTCTTGGTAAAAGCACCCGTTCCAATCATGTCACTGTCAGCAAATGCGCTGGCAGGGCTCTTGGTTTTGTTTAATTCTTCAAATATTCTATCAACCAAGTCGGGTATGCTTTCGATATCTTCTACTTCATAGGATTTTTTGATGAAGTTTTCCTTGAACAGAGAATACTGTTTCTTTGAATGCTGTAGACTCTTGATAATGTTCAAGTCCTTGTCACACAACATTAGTAGGGCAGATGCCGCAACACCACTATGCTTTAGGAATCTTTTGGCGTTTGGAACGAACTCCGATATATCTCTAAGATTAGAAACTCCAGGAAGATTACCTGTAAATCTCGTGTCGAACTCGAGAGCCGTCCTTACATGATCCGTTGCCTGTCCTAGAGTAAATGTACCGAGTGATTCGTTGAGTGGATTCTTTTCTATTCCAACCGGAATTTCATAATAACCCTGATCCGGCGTGAGTTCTCCCACAATCTTTATCGTGACGATATCATTGGGTTGGAACGTAGTTGTGAAACTAAATTGGTTTATGTTCCTAGTATAATCTTCCTTGAATTCCTTGCCGTTGAGATAGAAAATTATTTCAGCGCCGTCAGCGAGATTTTCAAAATCAACAGTGTTAAATTCAACAGTGCTGGTAGCATCAACAATTTTTGTGCTATCAACTATGGGCTGTAGATACTTCGTATTGGATCTAATCCATCCATTTTCATAATCATCATTTACCCTATAGTAGTGCTTGTTTATGTTGCTAGTAAAAGCCTGCTGATTTGCAGTGTATGTGAAAGTTTCAGTTTCCCAATTCCAATTAAATTCGATATCGCCAACGTTGTCAATGTTTTGGTATGATATTGCAAATCCTAACTCTGAATCAATTGGTCCGTTGCCTTGCTTGTAACTAAAAATTTTGCTTCCCGCAAAACTCGAAACAGGATAGGTATCAACATTATCCAACGCCACGCCATTCTCATCAAAGGCGTCAAACAATGGCGGTTGGTTTACCGTGGTTTTATCCTGGCTACGGTTCCATACCGTGCCATCATAGTAAAACATCTTGCCGGCGTTTGCAGTTCCCCTGCTGGCTAATACACACTCATTAAGTTGTGGAGCACTGTCAGCAGTTTCTCGTAGGGTAATCTGCCTCACTCCATTATGAACTATAAACTTGACTTCATATATTCTATTATTTGCAAGATTGTCAGTATCCGCAGTTACTAGAACCCTTGCACCCTCAAATAGGCTTTCCCCATCCACGGAATATCCCGTGCTGCCTTCAATAGTTGAAAACACATCCTTAGTATAATCATCCACATAGTCCACTGATTGTTTTGCAGTGGTCCCTTGTTGATACAGTTTTATGTTGGGATGAAATTCTACTATAGGACGCTTTGCCCTTGCGGTTTCTAGTGCGTCAAAATCACTGTCTCTGTAGTTATATGCAAATTCAAGCACGCTTCTGTGGAACCAACGATTGTATCTACTCCATGGGTTCAAATCAGAACTTGCTCTATTAATTGTTACGTAATCCTTATTAGCAGGATACAGTGTTGCATCGTCAAATGGTTGTGTATCAAAACCTTGATTATCAAACAGTATCTCAGGAGTGTTTGCGCTGATTGACGGTGGAATCAAATCTGCAAATCGGATTAGATTGATTGCTTTGCCCACACCCTCAACCAACCACGTGTCCGTGGCATACTTTTCTGATTCAACCTGTCCACGGAATTCAACAACCGTGCCATTTGAAAATTCTATTCCGTTAGCACTGGTATAATAAGTCTTGCCCAGTATTTCCTTTTCTACATTTATTGCTGTGTTAGATTCAATATCAGCAATTATAAATCTGCCTAATCTGTTAGGATCAGTCGCACTCTGATAGTAGATTACGTCCGGAGCATTCAGTGGAACTTCAAACTTTAGAGTTCCAACTTCAACTGAATTATTGGTTACACCATTATTATAAATTAAACTATTGAGAGAGGCTGAGCTATCCAGCAATTCCCAATCCTGCGAATCTATATCAATGGTGCTGCCATCTCCGGGCAAAATTTCCTGTAGGGCACGCCATAACTTACCATCAAAGACTGCAAGGTCCCCAGGAAAGTAAGTTTTGAGTGGCTCATAATTTAAACTACCAGTATCATAATTTGTTCTTAATACAAAAGGCTCGCCTGGTGAGTTTACTGTAAATTCATATGTCTGTCCCCTGTATAGGGTAATGGTTGGATTGTTTGTTAACCCGTCTGGAGTAAACACCCACGATGAACCTATTCCTTGATTAACCTTGTAGGTTGATTGCACGCTCTGCGCCTGTCCGAAAACAGCCACGGTGGGAGGTCCTGCAGGAACCCAATAGTATTCTCTATAGTTTACAAATTTATCCCAATCAATGGGAGGGTTCCAACTGTAGTGTTCCTGGAATGTAGTCTTATCATCTCTTTCATTACCATTACCAAAGAAAGTTTCAATATTCTTAAAATCTAGATAATCATAGAACTTGGTTACTATCTGATTGTTTTCTACGGTGACACCCGGTTCCAGTTGATATCTACTTCTTAGGGTGTTATCAGTATCAAGATAAACATTATTACCGTTATATGTCTTGCCAAACCTTCTACCCACGTATCCGGACAATTTATCCAGTGCACCTGGTTGTATTAGAGGATCAACAACACCAGAAAGAAATTTGTCATTTACATCCGTTCTAAAAGTCTGCGGTAATAAATCGCTAGACTTTCTAATTGGTAATTGACTATTAGGATATACTTTATCTGCCATTATGCATCACTCACTACTGTACCAGTACCGGCTCTTATTTCAGCAGCAGTAATGCTTGAGACAATTTTTATGTCATCAACCGTTGCTCCGCTTACAAAAATTTCGTCTGGCTTGCTTTGAATTTCGAAAAGGCTACCAAATGATTGATCCGTTGCCCTTGGCAGGATGACAAAGTTTGTGACATCCGGTGCGACTGAATTAATGACATAAGTTGTTAGTTCGCTGAGATAAAATCTATCTCCAAAGTCCCAATTGCTAATTGCAAAAAATCGATTGATAGCATTCACTATTCTTACCTTGAGATCATTATCATTAATTGCCTTGCTTGTATTCTTAACAATCTTAAACTCCGCTTGTAATTTAACTGCTGCCTTGCTACCAAATAAAACTTTATACTTGACAGGATGATAAATTATTTCATCACTTATTGTTTTGATTGCAGACAAATTGCTTCCAAACTCAACCCTTAGGCTGTCAGTAGTCGGTGCCACAGGTTCTGTGGTTGCACCGGCTAGATAATTTCTAAATGCTGTGTCGTAATTTTTTGTTAATAGAAATAAATCAACAATATTAGTAACACTAGGATCTATTCTTCTATCCTCACTAGCAGCATGAGTGTATTGGAATTTTAAATTTCTTCTACCAATGTAAGCAACATAAGAACTGTCTAAGATTAGTGTATTGGTATTTCTATCAACACGCTTCACTCTATTTTCTGCCACGTCGCTAAAATAAATTAATTGTCCATCATCGTAATCGTTTACATTTATTGATGCTTCTCTAGTTGCAATTATAATTGTATTATTTGAATTATCAAATATATTAAATATTTCTGTTCCGTATTCATCAGTGCTTTTTACAAAGAACAAATAATTTGCATCTACATCTGCTCCTGCAACCTGTATAAATGAATCAGGATCATCAACCACTCCATCACTATCACTGTCGTTGAAACTTAATTTAATTTCCTTGCTGCTTTCATATCCGTCATCAAACTCTATTGTATCAGTAATTTCAAACTTATAATCTCTACCTAGTGCTGAAGCACTATTAGTTTGGCTGTTGATGCCTAAAATGTTTACTAGATCCTTGTTTAAAAGTCCTGTTAGATTGTTGTAGGCTTTTTCGTTCTTATCAAAATAAAATCTATTTTGTTCAACACTTCCGAAAACATAATTTAGAGTTCTTATTCTTATAACGTATTGATCGTTTTCTTTAACAAACGCAAACAACCAAGACGCATCTAAGTTTTCATTAGTAGTGTCTCCTGCCTTACCAAGGCTAAAATTATTGATTAAATCCAAGTTTTGATTCTGTATAATCTTCCATGATGTATCAACAGTGCTATATCTCAATCCAAAATTAAGATTAGCAAACATTAAATTTGTAATTTCTGTTTCTAGTGCAACGTCTAAATCGTTCACAAACTTTGGAACTATGTTACTGGCAATTGCGCCTGTTGGAATGTTCTCATTAAATGTAATTGGGCCAAGTCCGCTAGCAAGAACTCCTCTGTCAGCGTTGGTACCATCTCCAACAACACTAGCCACCTTGGTCCATATATAATTTGTTTGTTCTATGTCGGTAGGATTAGTTTCAACCAATTTACCCTTCTTAAAACTAAATCCAGTCGGCGGAATAAATTTTATTGATGATCCAACGGTTAAAAACTTTAGGCTGCTTGTGGAATAGGTTCCAACCTTGAGCAAACTGTTGTCAATGGTATTGGTAAAATATCCAGTGCCGCTATTCAAATCATTAGTTATGCTTGTCCATACTGTTGTCTGTTCACTGAATGTAACCCTTTCGTATTTTGTTATGTAGAAATTATATAGATCCTTGTCAGAAAATGCTCCTTCGATGTTCTGCCTTAGGAAATTAATAATTTCTGTCTTGCTAGTAAATTTAAGGAATAAACTTCTCTCCGAATCCTGCTTGTAGATATATCCGTCATCCGCAAACACATTTACCGAACTGTATTTGCCGCTCGCATCTATGATGTCATAGTTTCTGCTGATGCCACTCGAAGTCCTATTAACTGCCTTTAATTTTAAAATATTCTGTGAACTTGCTAATGGTGCAAGATTGTAATCCTCACCAGTTACCATCCTATTCTGTGTATAATAAAGTGCTGGTGCATTCTGCCTAATGCTATCCGTGCTTTCACTTGCAGCCGCATTGTTTACCGTGTACTGCAATCCGAGATTAATTGTTAATGTGTGGGCTATGCCAGACTTGTTAACATAGTTAACATCTATCGAAATACCACGCATGTCGGTAGGTGCTATTGAATACTCAAGTCCATTGCTCACCCTATAGAAAATTCTAAATGCACCTTGTGGTAGGTTTCCATAAGTTCCGTCAGCAAATACTAGATTTACCCTATCATTGGGTTGTGTGGAAACTGCATAAATGTTTTTTATGTTTCCAATTAAACTGTTGTAGGCAATGTTATTTCCTGTAAGTGTGTCTACCTTGGTCCACTCAGTTTGCTGTCCGCCCCTTGAATTCAAACCAAATAACCATATGTCATCATTATTGATGTTATTGCTTTCAACTGCAATAGTTTCATTTGTGGTTGGTGTTGCTATGTTAAAGTCCGCAAACTCAAGGCTGCCCTGCTTGAATTGTAGGAAGAAGCCTGTGTTTGCGCTTGATGGGCCCTTGCCATCCTGCCTATATACGAATCCTAATTGGTTTCCTGGAACAGGCTGCTCCTCGTAAATTGTTTCTGAATCCTTAAATGCTGTGCTAACCAACTCAAATGCCATGTTTCTTCCTGCAACTGATTTTGTGAAAGTAAACAGAGGAACATCATTTGTCGTTGTTCTAAATCTATACTGCTCGGTTGGTATACCCTGTATGGTGGCAGATCCTTGTCCCTTACCAAACTCAGTGTTATCAGACATCGCTGCATTAAGTATTAATACAAACTGTTCTGCCCAGTTGGTGTTTGTAGGATCATTCCACTTCACTGTTTGCTGTGCAAGATTCCTACCATTGCTATCTATGATGTCTTCTGTGGTGCTTATTGAATTAAATTTTAGCAGTCCGCTGGCACCTATGTTTCTCTTCGCATTGTATGACAGCATGCGGGCAATTCGTAGAACGCTTTCCTTGCGCTCTGCCAATTCAAGAAAGTTTTCTCTGCTGGCTAAATCCAATCTAAACGAAAGGCTCTGTCCAAGGAATGCAACAGCATCAACCAGCGCCATGTATTCAGAACTTTCAATGTAATCATTAAAATCTTCAGGATAGTTTTCGCGCAGATAGTTGATTATTACCCTGCGAATGTTTTCAAAATCATAGGACTTGAAATCCGCATTTCTAAAGGTTTGATAGATGCGTGTCCAGTCCTGATTTAGTATTAAATTGTTCTGTCTTGACGTTGTGCTCATTAACTAGTATCCTATTGCAATATTTAGCCCTTGTAATTAAGTGCTTAGTTTATAACGGAGTTATTTCTGTCAAAGTTAAACGTCATCCTTTCGCTCACATTGAATGGAACGTAAACCACTTCCGCTTCTATTCGCATGCCCTGTTCCGTGCTGGCAACGCTGACATTCTTCACGACTACCCTAGGATCGTAGTTTATTATAGTTTCAACATCCTTGGCTATCATGTTCTTAACTTCTGGCGTAAATTGTTCAAAAATCATATCCCATATTATGGTTCCAAAGGATGGATTTTCCAACTTTTCTCCCTTTCTTATGTAGAAATGATTGATTATGTCCTGCTTTACCAAGTCAATGTCATACAACTTGAATCCGCTTGACTTGTTCTTGGAGTTAAATCCTCTATATGTATATGTATTCGCTCCGGCGGATCCCACGCTGGCTGAGTTAACTGCTACTGCCTTTTGATTGTATATTTTCTTCATTGTGTTACTCCTCTAGTTCCCTGTCAGTAAACTCTTCTTTTTGCGTTGCCGGAGAAAAGTTTTCATGCAGAACCCAGGGTTCATGCATGGGGATTCGTTTCATTATTGATTTGATTTTTCCGTCTAGATACTTTAACTTGGGCCAACCAACTTCCACATTAGTAAAATTTGCACTATGTAGATGCAAGTCTGTAATTGTTTCTGCTGCAACTGCTTCATCTGCTTGTCTTGCCTGAGGACCATTCATGTGTATCTGTGCAGCAGTCTCTGTATGATTTCCGCCACTTAGAATATCTGTCGTTCCTCCGGCACTATAAGCATTGTTTCCTTCTGTGTTAAGATCTAAGTTGCCGGTAGTTTTAATTAATGTGTCTCCAAAAACTTTTACTTCGTAATCATGCGGAGTAACAATTCCGTAGCCTGTTGAAAATCTTGTGCTACCTATCACGCTAATGTCCAAGTCGCCGTCAGTAGGAACACCTGCAACATTTTCATAATTCCTAGTTTCTATTTTACCATTGGCACCAATTAACAAATTCATATTGAAGGCACTTTCTATCTGTATTCTTCCTGCTTCAAATTCTCTGCCATCTTGTATCTTAGGAATAGGATTACCATCATCGTCTCTTCGATGCAGTTCCGTGGGAGAAACGTATTCGGCAGTTGCCTTCATGTTTATGTTTCTTCCTGCTTCAATGTTCACATCCCTATCAGCCTTGATGTTTAAATCATTTTCAGAATGCACACTGATGCTGTCTGCGGCATACACATCAATCTTTCCATTAGATGTCATTTCAATCCAGGACGTTCCTCTCGAATTTCCTATGTAGATAAGGTCCTCTGAGTTATGCATCAACAGTTGGTGGCCCGTCCTAGTTCTCAGTCTCGTGTATTCATTATACGGAACAGTTGGGTCGCCCTTTTCGTTGGTTGGTTGTGCTTCTTTATCAAAAAATCTTTTTTCAATTAAGTCTATGTATTTTACCGGGCCATCGCTTGCCTTGGTTTGTCTGACATATCTATCATCACCATCGTCCATCACAAACTGTGT